TGAAACCTCGACAGTTAAAGGCGGAAGCATGGTTCCACTTGGTGGTTCCACATGGGGTTGATGTCGTGGAACCGGTGGAACCCGGCGCGGGCATGGTAACCTTACCGATGTGTCAAAGAAAAAAACTTGCTCGCATCCGCTCGCAAGCCCGATGATAGTAGTAAAAGGATTGAAATGCCCCCTGAATCGGGGGCTAGAATTAGTTTACCAAGGATTTGGTGTTTTGAGAGTTGGTGAACAGACCGTCCGTCTCAATTTTGGTGATGTATTCTTCCAAGGCCACTGAACAAGCCTCGCAAAGAATGGAGTATTTGTAAGCTAGAGTTTTAGCTTGTAGTCGTGCTCGAGGGTTTGTCTCGTTTGCACATATACTTGCGTATTTGTCTAGCAAATTGATGTAACCGTCATACTCTTTGTTAAGTTGTTCGAACTCTTCCAAAGAATCTGGGGTTGCAATCTCTATGTTAAAAGCCATTATCTACTCCCTATAGAATAATTAATGCGATAACAACCAACACAAGGGCTATTGGTTTTAACACATACCAGTTAAATTTCTCAAGTCCCTCCATGTTGCCAAGAAAGGACTTGAACTCGTTGTAATAACTACGCATCAGAATGGTATTTCGTCATAGTCATAGTTATCCGATGTATCAGGTTCTGATAAATCCTCAAGGTCTTTATCATTTTTGAACATGTTATACATGAAATAACAGTACGCGAACATCAGACCGCCTTTGACAATCATAGACAGTATGAAATAAGTAGAAACGATAATGAGCGTAATTTGAACCAAGTCCATTATTCGTCTCCTTTTAGTTCACCATCAATCAGATTATGATTAACGCGACCTAATGCTTTAGCCATGTCGTCAATTTCAGTTGCTGTGTAGACGCAAACTTCGTTTTCAACATTTATGAACTCAATGACTGGTTGCTCAAGGATGTCATCTACACCTAGTCTGTGTAAATGATTAGCCTCTGCAAATTCAGCTACATCTTGTTCAGTTACTTCGTTATGGTCAACAGGGAGTGCTCCTCTCTGTGTTTCCGTAAGACCTCTGCTAAATTCGCTGATAGCGTTACCAGTTAGTCTTCCAAAGAATCTACCGAATGAAGCGGTCAGTAGACCCGCACGATATGAAATATTCATATACTCTCCTTGCCCGAAGGCATTTGATGATAGTAGGCATGCATGCATGTTACTACCGGGTTATAAAAAAAAGAAAGAGTCTTACGACTCTTCCTTATTAGCCCAAATCACAATAGACTTGGAAACTTGTTCGAGATTTACGACAACCTCGTTAGTTTTAGGGTCTTTGTATTGGGGAACTTCCTTAAGCACAGCTTGTAGGATAGTGTTGAAGTCAATTCTATAGAGAGGTGTAGTACCGTCTTTATTAGCAGGGACTTCCCAAGCTTTACCTACAGGAATGCCACGACCAGAAACAACACCGTCTTGGGTGACGAATGCTCCTGAATCTTGCATAGTTACTTGAAGGGGTTTATTTGAATTACTATTATTTGACATAATAAATCTCCAGTCATACATAGAACAGAACGAAATTGTTTTGCCCTGTGACACTAATCTATATGCCAGCGAACCGACCGTCGATGGCCTCGAGACGGGCGTGTTCGCTGTTCTCCGAACTTTCTAAAACAAGGTTCCAAAAGTCAGAGTCCGACTTCTTCTTTTTGGGGTCGGAAAAGGGGGATGGGCTATTGTCTGGCACTAAGGGGAGGGAATGAGAGAGTGATATTTACCACTATTTTCCAAAAAAATTTTTACTAAAAAATTTACAAGATATACATGGATGTGTTATTTTTAGCACATGAGTATATTAGATTCTCACTCTGTAGAGGTGACTCAACAAGATCGAGCGGAGTTACAGTCTCATTTTCCGTATGCGGGTGTTAAATTATCAGAGCTTTCAGTCCAAGAAGAAAGGTTAATTTTATTTCACCTACGGGGTATGAGCAAAGCAGCCGCTGGCCGTGCTGCGGGGTACAAGGACATGGATACCGTGTACGCAGTTTTTAAACGCGATAAAGTTAATCAAGCTTTAAATTATCTACGACAAGAAATGCGAGAAGAAGTAAAGTTCGACCGTAATACGGCGACCGTTATGTATTTAGAAGCGCACCGTAAATCAGCAAACGCGACTGAAGAAAAGAATGTCGTTGATTCGTTATGCAAGCTCCACGGCCTATTTGCACCTGAACAAGTTACACAAGTTAACCTTAACGTAGAGAAACTAGAAAGGTTAGAAAGATTACCAGATTCTGAGCTATTAAAATTAGCTGGAGTAGATAATGAGTATTTAGAACCAAAAGGAGATAAGGATGTCGACTGAGCAAAATATAAAATATAAACAACAACAGCAAGCTAGACAGCAAAAGCGTACTATTACTAAAGTTAATATTTCTCAAAAGAAAGATGGCTCTATGTCTATTGACTCAGTAAGAAATAAGCCTGATGGTTTAGCCAAAAGATAATGGCAACTTCTACAGAAATAAGAGAAAAGATAAACAATATTACTAGTAAACCTACTACTAACAATTCTTCTTATGAACTGTCCCAATTACATCAAGATTTAAAAATTGCTAACAAACAAGAAGTTTTTGATTATCTAATAGAGAAAGGTCTTCCTTACAATACCGTACTAGGGTTAATGGGGAATATAGACCACGAAACGGGTGGATCTTTTGACTATACACAACAGCAATACAATGACGGGCCTGGGTATGGGTTGTGGCAAATGGAAGGGTTAAAAAAACAAGCTTATGATTTGTACACTGAGCGTAGACCAGACTCAATGAAAGCTCAGATAGACTTTATGGTAGATAGTATTTATAACCCCGACAATCTTCCTGACTCAGTTTTATCTCTTATGAAATCAGGTAGAACTAAAGCAGATATTGTAGGGCCAGGAAATGCTAGGAATTTACAAGAAGTTTTTGCAAATGGATCTATAGAAGATGTAACCACGGCTTTTATGAACATGTGGGAAATGCCTAAAGATTATCTTTTACATAGAGACAACCCAGACAATCAAACCTTTTTTGAAAATTATCAAAACAATTTAAACCAACGTATATCTGATGCTAATGCAGCAAAAAGTTCTTTTGCACCTCCTCCAAAATTCGAAGGGGACGGGCTAGGTAAAGTAGCTATGGGGAATGTTAACGATGGGAAAGTGTTACCTATGAAAAACATAGACGACGATACTGTTCCAACTTTAGCTAAAAGTGCGCAACCAGAATTTAGTGGAAATCCGTGGGATATAAACTACAAGTATTGGGCTGAACAGTTTGGCGAAAACATACCAGAGATAATGAAGCAACAAGGTTTTAAAACAAGAGTTGCAATTAATAATGATATGGAACAAGCAGTTGCAGACGAAGCTGCAACTTTTATCCAAGACGCACAAGGTAAATACCACATGGTCGCTGCGATAGATTTAGATGGCTCTATTACTGGAACAATAGGAGAAAAACTAACTGAAGAACAGGTACAAGCGCAAGCTAACAAATCTATAACGTCAGGACAGTTTGCGGGGTATGACACAGAAGAAGAAGCTAGAGATGCTGGGTTGTTTACACTTGATTTTATAATGAAAAACTACCGTCCTAAAACTACTAAAAAGAGAGGTTTTGTAAGACCTGAATTTTCATATCAACCGGGAGGCTACCAACGTCTGCTAGAGTCATAAGGAGAAAAATATGCATTGTATAAACGCACCAATGAAAAAAATGAAAATGTCCAAAAAGAAAAAATCTAAAGGACATACTAAAAAGAAATACAAAGGGGGTAAAAAATAATGCCTAAGAAAAGTAAATATCACACTACTAAAGATGGCAGAAGAGCCAAAAAGGGTTTGTGGTACAACATAGCTCAAAAAAGAAAGAAAGGTAAACCTATGCGTAAAAAAGGCGCAAAAGGTGCACCTACTGCAAAGGCTTTTAAAAGATCACAAAGGAAGAAAAAATAGTGCCAAGAAAACGAGATAAAATGCCTAAAAGGAATAAAAAGAACTTTAGGCCAACAAAAAAAGGCGCTGGAATGACTAGAGCAGGCATAAAAGCCTACAGAAGGAAGAACCCGGGGTCAAAACTTAAAGGAGCAGTAACGGGAAAGGTCAAAAAAGGCTCAAAAGCGGCCAAAAGACGTAAATCTTACTGTGCAAGAAGCGCAGGACAGATGAAAAAGTTCCCAAAAGCGGCAAAAAACCCAAATTCTAGGCTAAGACAGGCTAGAAAACGCTGGAAATGTTAAAAAAGGAGTAAATTATGTACGGATATGGCAAAAAACCGTCTAAAAAGAAGAAAAAAGCTAAAAAAAGTAAGAAAAAAACTAAAAAATACTAAATAGTGGACGTCAAAAAGATAGAATGCTATAAGTGCAAGAAACTTTTAGCAGATAACCTCGTATTACCTAAGGGTTTATGCGTTTATTGTGCTGCGGACGAGGCAGAACAACTACCTGAGCCTAAAAAACAAGAAAAAAAACAAAAAAAAGAAGAAAATGCCCAAATCCGTGCGGAACAAGAGCTAGCAAAGAGAATACTAGCTCGAAAACGTATGTTACCCTTCGTAGAACGGTTTAATCCTGATTATCAAGCTGGTTGGGTGCACAAAGACATATGTCAAAGGTTAGAAAAGTTTAG